GGCCAATCCGTCGCGCAGTCAACGGATACCGGACTAAAGTCGCAGCTGACGCTGATAAAAGGTACCGGCACGAACACCGGAAAAGCCTACGCGCAAAATGTTCAAAATACGAAACCGAACGCGACAGCTGCCGGACAATCGGTGGCCAGAGCGGTCAACGCTGGCGCGCTGACCCTACTGCCGACACTACACGGTACCGGATCACAGGCCGGTGGGCGTGTGGTTTCTGGCGTGCGCGGGCAGTACAGCAGGGCGCGAAATTCAGGATCGTATTTGGGCCAGGGCATCAATGTTGGCTTGCAGTCACAAATTCCAAAAGTGAAGTCGACGGCCAGTGTGCTGGTTAAGGACCTGAAACACACCTTCGAACACGGTCTCGGTATCCATTCCCCGGCAACATACGGCATATGGGTCGGTGAAAACACCGTTAAAGGCGTTAACATCGGCATCAACAATGAACGACCAAAATTATCTAAGTTGGTACGTGCGACCGTTAATGACATGAAAAACGGTTTCAAAGCCAATAAATTTAGCGCCGAAGCCAACGTTGAGTATCTGGACGACGCGACGCCCAAAGAAGTATCGTGGATGCGCAAAAACGACAAAGGGTCCGTGGTTGGCGGCGCAGATGGCGGCAAAGGCGGCCGGTTTGTCAACAACATGCTGCGGCTGGTAAACGATAATCGGCATGGCTACTCACAGGCTAATCGTTGGGGACCAGACTATGACTGTTCGTCGTCAATCATCGCGTCTTTAAGGGGTGCGGGTTTTAACACCGGGGCTGCGTCGACGACGCATAACATGTCGACCGAATTGACTAAACATGGATGGCGGCGCCTGCCATATCGAAATCCCAAAAAAGGCGATATCCTACTCAACGATGCGACACATGTCGAAATGTCGCTGGGGAATGGCAAAAATGCCGGTTTCCATAGTTCACACGGGCATCCGGAACCCGGCGATCAGGCGCATGAAGCCTATGTGGGCCGCGATCCTGGGCACTGGGCGGCGATCCTGCGCTATAAACACGGTTTCGGCGACAGCTTAGCGGACATCATTGAAGAGGCCTATAACTTTAAAAAGTTTGGCTTTGGCTCTTTGGATGCTGAAGGCGACGATGTGGCCGGAGCCAGTGCAAGTGGAAAATTATCAGATTGGGTCAAAGCGGCGTTAAAACTGACCGGACAATCAACAAAATTAACAGCTGGGCTGATTCGGGCAGCTAAAGCTGAATCCGGCGGAAATCCACGGGCGGTTAACAGATGGGACATCAACGCCAGATTAGGACATCCATCGAAGGGCCTGATGCAGACCATCGACAGCACTTTCAATGCATATGCGCTGAAAGGCCACAAAAATATCTGGAACCCTGTTGACAATATGGCGGCGGCGATTAGATACATGATCGCACGCTATGGATCCGTCGAAAATGTACTGCGGCCAAGGGCTAAACGATGGTATGGCTATGCCGTCGGGTCGCGCTATATCCCCTATGATATGCCGGCCATGGTGCACGAAGGGGAAATGATCATCCCCAAAGCAGAAAACCCCTATAAAAACAGTGGCGGCACCATCACTGGCGGCCTGTACAACAGCGAATCGATCGTGCGGGCCATCCGCGATCTTGGCGCCAGCATGACCGGGACAGTTAATATCACGATCAACGGTGCCGAGGGGCAAGATGTGAGCCAGCTGGCTGAAGAAGTAGTGGATCAAATTTTCAAAGTTTCAAGCAGAAAGGCGGCGATGATCAGTGCCTAACATCACAGACGGAACGTATGAAATTATCAGTGCGTTAGGTCCAACCGTCGCGCTGGATGTCAAAGGGGCCTCGGACAAATCCGGGGCCAATGTCCAGGTGTATACGCGAAACGGGACGGATGCCCAAAAATTCACAATTACAAACGACGGCGATAACGGCACGCAAATTGCGTGCACCCTTTCCGGACGCTGTTTAGATTTGGCTAGCAATCAATTGAAAAACGGCGCAAATGTGCGGCAGTGGGACGATAACGACACCCATGCGCAGCGCTGGGACATCGCGCCTGATGGGAAAAATGTAACAATTGGCGGCAAAGAATATCCGACATACGTCATCAAATCGCATGGCACCGCCTACGCGATGGATGTCAGCGGCGGGAACGCGACCCCCGGCACAAATGTGCAAATTTTCAGCGCTAACGCCACAGATGCCCAGCGATGGGTATTTTTGCCGGTTACAACATTTAATAACTTGGGGACGTATGTGGTCGTCTGCGCGCTTGATGAAAATCTCTTGCTTAGCGTACCGAGCAGCTCCAAAGCGATCGGAACGGATTTGCATGTGTGGACTTTTGTGGATAATCCGGATCAATGTTGGCAGATCGTGCGCCAGAATGATGGGACGTTATCACTCGTTAATTGCAATTCGGGTCAGGCCCTCGACGATGAGGGCGCGGGGACCAAATCCGGGACAAACGCACAGCAGTACCCGCGAAACAACACAAACGCACAAAGGGTGTTGTTGGCTCGCGAAGGCAGCATGACCATAGACGGTCAGTTGGTGCCAACGTATGTAATTCGCGTGCAGGCCGGGAAAAATTTAGTCCTCGACGAACGCGGCATGATCAAAAAAAATGGAACAAAAGTATTTTGGCACGACTACAACGGTGGCGCAAATCAGCGCTGGGCGATGGTGCCGGCATCCGCACGAATAAATGCACTGCCGACCCCGGCAAGCCTTGCAATTGACGCGGTGGCTGGAAACAACCTTGCATCAACAAATCTGTATTTCATATGCAACTGGGCGAATTTTCAAGGCCGCTGCCGCTTCCGATCACGAAAAGCTGGCGGTGCTTTCGGCGCATGGAGCGCCTGGGGCACATTGTATGACGCATTGGCAGGGAATTACGGCTGGGGCGATGCATGGGCGCCCACAGTTACCCTTGACGAAACACTGGGCGACAACAAAAAAACAACGTTAGCCATTCGCGGTGAAAACGTCGTGGACGGCACCACCATCACGGCCACGGAAATACAAGTCGAAATTAGAAGTTGGGCCGGGAACTGGGGCGGAACAGAAGGATTTTTCGTTCACGGCAATAGTACGGCCAAAACATTTGGATTATATTTCAAACCGACGCCGACGATCACCAAGGTAGAACTTTGCGGCCTTGGCGTGCGCGTCTACTACACATCCGACTATCAGGACGGCGGGTGCACGGTCACGGTGTCATGTGATGGGGCCAGCGCCACCGAAAAAGGAAAATATGGGGGATCGGGCAGCGTCCTTATCCCGTGCGGAAATTTCACCAAGATACCGGACGGCGAGGTGACAGCCACGGTGCAGATCACCGGGGATATCCCGTCGGACAAGATCAGCGCGACCATGACCATCACTAAGGCAGATCGCTATACTAAACTGTCAATGACGGGAACTGAAAGCCGATACGGCACACACCTCATCAGCGTGCCGATCAACGCTGAAGAAGATACTTTACAAGCTTTTATCGTCAACAATGACAAGCCGATCGCTACTTATATGCGTGAAAAGACGGAAACAGCGTATACCGTTGAAGCCGTCGCGCCACTGACAGATGACTATGACTATCTCGTATGGGTACAGCGTGCGGATGGCACTTGGGACGCGCAAGACATCAAACTTAGCGCGATCAAAGATCACGCCTACTGCTGGACCTTCGACGGTGGCGGCGTGGTGCTGGACCTGTCTAAGGGCGACCGATACGCGACGCAGGAAGACACGATCAGCCGGGCGGTTGAGGACTATGAAGTGGTCGGCCGCGAGTATCATGCTTACCGGTTGCATAAATCGAAAACGCGAACATTGGATGTCACGGGGGCGGTATCGCCGGCGCTTCCAGAACATGGCGCATGGAATGACTTTGACGCACTGCTTGAAGCCGGGCACGCAATCTTTAGGAACCCTCGAGGCGAAATTATCCCCGTGGTAGTGACCGATGTGTCGCGTCCTTTCAAAACGCCGCACTCGACAGAAATTAAAATCAGCCAAAAGGAAGAAACGCGATGAGAAGCTTAGATAAGTGGCGGGACCCTGGGCGCGATCATGACCTTAAAGTTTACATGATCGACCCGCATAATCTTGAAATTAATCGCGGTGAGCTCTTCGGAGTAACAAAGTGCAACTTAACTGATGGCTACTATTCGGACACCAAACTAAGTGGATCGATTGAAACGATCGGCGATAACTATATCGGCGGTTCATGGCAGCGCATCATGGTCGATGATGAAGAGGTGGCCACGCTTGGCGCGCAAAATCTATCAGAGGAACAGGCGCCAGAAGGCGGTGTCAAAAAAACGTATGCGCTGCAGTCCACCCTGTGGATGCTCGACGCCGATCTGGCCTTCAGTCTTTACACCATTGCGAAAAACACTAAGGCTAAAACAGCGCTGACGGCGATCGGAAAGACATGTGGGAAAAGTGTAATTTTTCAAGGTGGTTCGCATGACAATCTGTACACCGCTGCTAAAGTTTTTGAGCGGACAGACAGTTATCGCGCGATCATGGCGGATATTTGCAGCAAATCGGGCAATGAACTATCCGTGGATGGCCATGGGCGGCTAAGCATATCCGGATATGTAGCCCCAAACAAAAAAGAGGTGTCATGGGAATTGGACCCGAACGACCCCCGCGGAATTGTATTGAACCCAGGTTATACAGACGCGGATGCTACCGGTGAGGCGTATAACCGCACGATCGTAGTCGCGACGAACCCAAAAAGCGACGGACAGCCGATCGTGGCGCATAGCGACGCGCCGGCATCGTCGCCGATATCGTCCGCCTATCGCGGATGGACGCGAGCGGTGATCCATGACGTATCCGATCTGTCACCTTTCAACCTTTCCCGCGCAAATCAACTGGTCAATCAGTACATAGCTGATGACCGATCACAGGGAATCACCCGGACGTGCAAATGTATGTACTTTCCGATAAAATCCGGTGAAATTGTCGCGTGGGTTGAGAATGGGAAAAAAACAAAGTACCTCACTCAAACCATTGAGGCGGACTTGACAGCCTGGACGGTTTTGTTAACGCTTAAGAAAATTTAAAAAAAAGGAGACAGAGACAAAATGGATAGTATTGAAAAGGCAGCAGCCCTAATAAAGGGGATCGCGAATAAAACGCAAGGTGCCATGCACAGCGCTAATGTTACGACGCTGACGGGCATCGCGAAAAGCGACAGTGCGAACGGAATCGTCAAGGTTGACTTGGGCGGCGTAACCATTGGTGAAAAAGACGCTGAGCAAGCTGTTGAAATAGAAACAATAGCAGATATTCGCAAAGGCGATACCGTACAGGTGCAGGTGTCCGGCGCTGATGGCACGGCCAAAAATTTGTTGGTAACCGGTGTTGTAGCCGGCGGGGATCGAACCCGGGCAGAAATTGCGGCGGCTATCATGCAGGTTGTTGAAGAATATGGCACATCAACTGGCCCGACGGTAGCGCCGACATCGTGGCAGGCTACCCCGCCGACGTGGCATGAAGGCATCTATATCTGGACGCGCAGTACCATCACCCATGGCGATGGGACCATGACGACATCTCCGGCTGTGTGCATCAATGCCGGCGGGGGTGGCGGATCAGGGACCCCGGGCGTGGGCGTTCAGTCGGTCGACGTGCAGTACTACCTGTCAACATCGCCGACAACGCTGACCGGCGGCAGCTGGCAGACCACCGCGCCGACGTGGGAAGACGGCAGCTATATCTGGTCCAAAACAGTAACAATCTTGACGGACGACACCAGGACCGAAAGCGATCCGGCGTGTATCACCGGCGCGCCCGGACCCAAAGGCGAGCAGGGGCCAAAAGGAGAGCGCGGTTTTCAGGGGCAGCAGGGTGATACAGGGCCCAAAGGGGACGCTGGACCGGCGGGCGAAAAAGGCGACACCGGCACTGGCGTGCAGGCCACCGTGACGCAGTACTACCTGTCGACATCGCCGACAACGCTAACCGGCGGCAGCTGGTCGGACACGCAGCCAGCGTGGGAGACCGGGAAGTACCTGTGGACCCGGGACCATATCACCTGGACAAACGGCAGCGACACCTACACCGATCCTGTGCTGGCGGCAGCTATTAACACGGCAAACGCCGCGGCCGACGCCGCGCAAACAAAGGCCGAAAATTTATCGACACTGATCCAGGAAACCAGCCAAGGCATCGAAGTCGGGAGAGTTAATGATGGCGGCACATATGAGGGTTTTCACGCGTTGGTAAATGCCGATGGCTCATTTGACGTGATCGACAAAAACACAAAAATTGTCAGTTTTGGGAAGGACGGCGTTAATTTTTATAGCGCGCTTGATGGCCGACTATATGCCATGTTTAAAGCGATAGCTGACATAGAATTTAACTTGCCTTCGGGCGAACAGTCGATAGGAAATGAAACAAATTTCGGTATTATCGGCAATTCGAAAAACACATCGATACAATTTTTAGATGCGGATAAAATGATGGAATCACATATGATTGCATCGCTTTTAAAAGATGATTTAAACGGGGTTATAAGCCTCGCATCGATATCTGCATCGGCCACCAAAGCAGGTGATGCTATAGTACATATTCGCACGCAGGGAGATGGGGGCGGGACTGGTATTTACTTTCATACGCCATTTACCTACTTTACGGGCGATGCGATGTTGGATGGAACACTGAATGCCAAAGCATTGTATGCAAATGGCAGTCCGGTTGGCCCGTTAGACTATGACAACACCGGGGCATATCAGGAAATTCAGAATGAAAACACCTATACAGTCACTCAGGACTGCGTTTGCCTGATCCGGGCGTTTCCGAATGAAACCGGCACGCCGCAAGACATATACCTATATGCTAATAATAAACATATTTATACTGCATATGCAACGCACAAGTGGAACGGATTTACTCTGACACTGCCAACGCCCAAAGGGACGCGCCTGCGGGTGCATAATAGAAACGGTGGCAAAGGGATGCTGGGGGTGAGCGAAATTCCGTACAAAACCAAAAACTAAAAAAGGCAAGGAAAAATAAATGGCAGATCCAGTTGTAACAGCAGCCCTCATTTCGGGCGTCTGTGTGGCGGTGCCGACCATCATCGCAACCATCGTCAACAATAACGCCCATGATCGGGTGACTGATGAACGCATGAATTTTATCACAGAAAGAATTGAAAAGTTGACCCAAAAAGTAGAGAAGCATAATCACCTGGTGGAAAGAATGGCCATCGTCGAGCGGGACCTTAAAACAGCCTGGCGGCAGATCGATGACATAAAAGAAAAAAAGAAATAAAGAAGAAAACCATGAAAAAAATAAACTGGAAACTGAGACTGAAAAATAAGACGGCCCTGGCGGCTATTGTCGCGGCAGCCGTGACCTTCATCTATCAGATTTTGGGCATCATCGGCGTGGTGCCGGCGATCGCGCAAAACGATGTGATTCAAGGCCTCGGGATCGCGCTGAATTTGTTGGCGACACTGGGCATCATCACCGATCCAACCACCGAAGGCGCCGGAGACAGCACACAGGCACTGGGCTATGACTATCCCTCGCCGACTGCACCGACCGGCAAAGCAACAGAACAGGAGGGCGAATAATGACCATGCATGGCGTCGATATCAGCAACTATCAGCGAAGCGTTGACTATCACAAATACGACTTTTATATCATCAAGGCCAGCGAAGGCCGCACCTTCAAGGACCCGATGCTGGACCGGCATTACAACGCCGTGAAGGCTGCGGGCAAGCCCTGTGGATTTTATCACTACGCGAGGCCTGAAAATAACGGATGGAAAGCCGAGGCAGATCACTTCCTCTCCCTTGTCGGCCACCACGCACACAAAGCCATCTTTGCCTTGGACTGGGAAGGCAACGCCCTAAGATATAACTACGCCTGGGCGCTGAATTGGCTCAACTATGTCTATCAAAAGACCGGCGTTCGCCCGCTGTTTTACTGTCAAGGCTCGGCGCTTAGCCGCTATCCGCAAATTGCCAAGGCCAACTTTGGCCTGTGGGTGGCCAGCTACGGCGTGAAGGCTCCGCAGAAAGGCGCTTGGCCCGCTTATGCTCTCTGGCAGTATAGTGACAAACCGATGGATATGGATGTGCTGAATGGCGATATTAAAACGTGGAACGCTTATGCTGGCATCTCCGGAGCGGCAGCCAAAACAACGACCGCGCCGGCTGCCAAGACCACTGCAACCGCAAAGCCTGCTAAGAAATCCAACGCGGAAATCGCGGCAGAGGTGCTCGCCGGGAAGTGGGGCAATGGCAACGACCGCAAGGTTCGCCTGGCCGCCGCCGGGTATGACTACAACGCGGTACAGGCCGAGGTCAACAAAAAACTGGGCGCGGCCGGCCAGAAGAAAGCTGCTGCGAAGGTATGCTACACCGTGCGCCGGGGCGACACCCTGTCCGGTATCGCCCGAAAGTATGGCACGTCGGTGGCGGCGATCCAAAGACTGTCCGGAATTAAAAACCCGAACAGAATTTACGCGGGACAAAAAATCCGCGTGAAGTAACACGCCCGGGGTATGCTGACAGCTATCCCCGGCATTTTTTCTCTCCCTTCTCACCCACCCTTCGGGGTGGGATTTTTTATTGCAAAAATTTATATTATATTGTCATTTTTTCAAAAAAAGCCTCTAATTTTTCAAAAAAACTTTAAAAAACCTATTGACAATACGCGCGAACGAGCGTATAATATAGACATAAACATGAAACAGGGGGAAAATAAAATGACAAGTTGGGAAAACGCAAACACGGCAATCATTGACTTTGGTTATATCGGAAGAGACACAAAGACAGGAGAAATCGTCAGAACTGGCGATGAAGAAAAAAAGACCGCAAAAATAGAATTGCCGGAACTTTCCGGGACAGAAAAACAAATCGCCTGGGCCATCGATATTCGTGTAGATAAAATTCATGAAATCGAACAAACGATTGAAAGATTTGGATTTGAAACGGCATTGAGCCAATTTAAAGTAGAAACAGCACAAGAAGTTTTCGATATGATTCTTGCGGGACCGAGATACAGCTGGCTGGCCACGACAACAAATGCCCACAACGTTATCGAAAATAGATACTAAAATGGCGGCAGGGCGAAGCCCTGCCAGTTGAAAAGGAGAAAAAATGACAGAAAAATTGGTATCAGCTGCGGAATATGCCGAGATGCATCATCGAAGCAAAAGAGCTGTTTTGCAAAAGATGCAACAAGGCGGGTTTGAAACAGCAAGAAAAATTGGTGGTCGATGGGTCATAGATGTCAATGAACCTTACATTGATAGAAGAGTAAAAAGCGGAAAATATAAAGGTTTTCGTGAAAAATATTCAAAAAAATCATAAAGACTATTGACAATACGCGCGAACGAGCGTATAATATAAGTATAAACAGGGAGGACATCCCAGAAAGGAGGAAAACGATGAGTGAAAAAGAGAAAAAGCCCACAAGCAAATCACTTGAAATTGCAGTTCAAGCGCTTGTGGACTTAGGCATCGGTTTGCTGGTCGCTTGGATCAGCAAACACTTTTAGGATTCAAGAGGGCGAAAGCCCTCCGCCTAAAATGATTTTACAACTTTACTCATCAAAAAGCAAATGAAAGATTTTTTAGAAATTTTGGCCATTGTTATGGTGGCCATGGGAATCGCAAAGCTAATCTGGGCGATTGTGTTGAAAATTAGAGATTTAAAAAAATGAGAGCAAGGAGAGAAAAAATGAGACGAAATGAATACTTACTGTTTACAGAAACGTATGAAAATGGAAAAGAAATCATCACTGGCGTGGGGGCGTTAAGAGCTGATTTACTCAGCAACGACAGCATTATGGAGGACGTTGTTGAAGACACAGTGATCGAAAAACTCAAAATGCTTGAAGCCGGAGAAGGATACGATATGAATAACGATCCGAATGCCGGCGAAGAGATCCTGTCGGAACAATTCGATATCTGCCAGGAAATATTCAATGATCTTTACAATGATCCATCCGCATGTGACATGCGGCAACTGTGTTTTCTGATAAACGCGGTAGACAATTGGCCGGAATGTAAAAACGTTGTCGATGAACTAATTGAAAATACACTTGATAATATCGGCGACTATGACGCAGACAAAGATGTGGATTTTGAAAATAAGGTTGCCGAGGCGTTTGAAATCGCCGGAGTAAAACGACTATAAAAAAAAGGGGGGCTATTCGCCCCCTTTACTCTTTATCAGATCCTTGTATTTTTTAATAACTGGTTTAAAATACTTTTCCTCGGCCTTTTCCCGCGCGGCTTTGGCGTCGGCGATGGTGTCATAGCGACCGAGATAATGATTTTTACCTTGAAACCGCAGTTGCGCCACCCATTTATGACGGGTTTTATCCCAGGAAACACCGCGGATACCGGATTTATTGTCAGTGCGCAGTTTTTTGCTGGCGATCAGCTTTAACTGCGTGCCGTCTTTGACGTGGTTTTCTATGACATATTCGCCTAACCTTTGGCCTTTGTTGGTTTGGCGTTCATCGTATAGGCATCCGCAGGATTTGACCATTCCGGCGCGCAGGTCGTGGGTCGTTACAATTTTGGTGCCGCCGCAATCGCATTGACACAGCCATTCGCGATTGTAATTAGCTGATTTGCTACCGGTGGGTTTGACGACGACCAGCCGTCCGAAACGTTGACCGGTTAGATCGGGGGTATGCACGTGGCCGCACGATGTTGTGTCTCCGCTGGTTAGATATTTGGTTTTCACAACGATTGTTTTGCCACAGTCGCACCGGCAGCGCCAGGCGGTTCGCCCCTTGATGTTTTCAGCCGGGGCGATCACAGTCAGGTGGCCGAAACGTTTGCCGGTTAAATCTTTCTTTTTCATTTACATCACCTATTGTGATTATAGCATGATCGTAGATAATGCGAAATTTCAAAATTTAAAAAGTTGGCCAAAAGTTGGCCTAAGCAGCTTTTATCCGCATTTTGCGGGCATTTATGTTTCACTTTTAATCAGGGTGTCCAGGGTTCGAGTCCCTGATGGCCCACCATGTGAAAAGATGCGTAAATCCTTAATTTTAAAGGGCTTGCGCTTATTTTTTTACCGAAAAGAAAACTCCCGATTTTGGAGTTATCGGGAGTTGGATAAGATAAAAAGTTGGCCTAAAAGTTGGCCCAGGTTGGCCGCGATACTATATCATGAAACCTGCGGGGCAGTGGGAAAGATCATATGTGCTTTAATGTCATCATCCGTTTCATGCACATAGTAGGCCATAGTTGTGTTGATGTTCTCATGGCCAGCAACCTTTTGGACCGTGCGGGCGTCAGTGCCGGTATTAACTAACAGCGTCAAAAAAGTATGGCGGAGTTCATGAAGATTGAGCACCGGGAGTTCCGGATAGGCGGATGCAAGATCGGCCTTGAAAGGTCCAAAGTGATAGCGGGCATACTGGCGTGGCGCCAAGATACCCCCATATTTTGACTGAAAAATCCAATCATCAGCCGGCAGTGGCCATGCGGCCAAAGTGCCGATGGCCTGGGGGCTTAAAGGAATCGCGCGACTGGCGGCACGGCTTTTCCCGCCGTTATTGATTTTGACAGTGCCGTTAACGTCTATGATGGACCGGCGCACGCGCAGAAAGCCATCCTGTAAGTCAAAATCTTCACGGCGCAGGCCCATGAGCTCGCCGCGGCGAAGGCCGGTGTTTAGGATGATATACGGGCCCAACCCTTCGGGGTGCTGCCGGGCGAAGTCTAAGACGATCTGCGTTTGCTCTAAGGTGTAAGCCTGTTTTTTCTTAGGTTCCTTTCCTTTGGGCGGCCGGTATCCGGCCATGGGGTTAAAGACAATTTCACCGTTAGCCATGGCGGCCTTAAAAATGCTGTTGAGGGTGATGGCTAAATGCTTGATATACGAATCAGATAAATCTGTTTTATCTTTAAAAAACTTTTGAATATCAATGGGCTTGATCTGGCTGATCGGCAATTTGCCAAAGAAAGGCAGCAGCATGTTCAAGCAAGTGTTATACATGGCCATCGTGTTGTCACCAATCAAGTTCTCTTTGTAATTAATAATCCACTTGTCCGCCCAGGCGGCGAAGGTGGTTAGTTCCGGCTCTGGCGGAGCACCATTTTTAAGCGCCATCAGATAGTCAAAGGCCTTCTTTTCAACGGCTTTTTTTGTTTTTCCATAAAAGTATTTATAGATCGGCTTGCCGGTGGGATAGTGGCCAATCACAATTTTTTTGACGCGCTTGCTGGGCAAGATGGTACCACCTTTCTTTTTTTCTGAATTTGGGCATAAAAATGCCCGGGCAGTTGAAAATGTCCGGGTCAGGTGGTACAATCTTTAAAGATAATCGTTCTGTGCCACCAGCCAGGATGATAGCCGCTCTTTGTGTTGGCGCACAAGGGGCGGTTTTATTTTAGTTATTCGTCATAGGAAGGAAGGCTTTGTTACATGAACGGAGGCCATCTATATGTTCCGAAAGATCATCTTTAATGTGATGGCCTAAAGGATCAAGAATAAAATCGATTCCCTCACGTCTTGCCATTTTAGCAGCTGGAACAAAGTCACTATCCCCGGAAATTAAAATAATTTGGTCAACGAGCTTTTTATAAGCTAAAGCTGAAATGTCAAGACCAATTTTCATATCGACGCCTTTTTGTTGAGCCGTGAAATGGAAGTCTTTTTCAGTAATTTCAGATAAATCTATCGATTTATTAAATAATTTTTTAGTAACGTCGGCGTTTAAAAGGAAAGCAGCACGGTTCTCAGAAACTCGTCCCATTCGTAACGCAACTTTTCGTTTGCGTTTTAAGAAACTGTGAAAATCTTTTCTCCATCTACTTTGTTGGCTTGATGAAAAGTTCTCATTATCTTTTCGAAGCGGATGATATACTGTTGTGGTCATTGGCGGGCAGTCATAATAAAAGATGCGATAAAGTTTGTGCCGGCGATGATTTTCGGTTAGGTGCCTTGTGCAATAGTTATAAAGTTCTTTAGCTCGATCTTCTGGCGACCTGTTGCCAAAAACTTTTCTGGATCTTCTGAGATAAAAATCACCATCAACTAAAATAGCGGTTGTTATTCCATCTTCTAAAATTGGAATTGTCTTTTCTTCGTGATTTTTGTTCATAATTTTGGCCTCTCAATAAAATAGCCTTGGTATCAGCCTACCCCTTACCTATGGGGAGCCGCTACCAAGGCTTAATAAACATGACTTTGGTTTAAGCTTATCTCCGGACGATGGAGGGCGAAAGCCAAAGTTTTAAAATTTTTCCTCCTAAAATTATCTTCTGGAGTGTATTTATTTTATAAGCTTTGGTGGCTCTTGTCAAGCTATTCTATTTTCATCTTTTTTCAGTTTTTTAGATTTTTAAGATTTCATTTTATGAACGCATATCCAAACGTTCAAATACCATGGTTGCTTGAATTTTATAAAATTCTTCAAATTAATAATTTCAAAAAATCAGATTCATGAATTATCATGATATGAGCGCCGTTTTTATTGTGCTTAATAGCTTTTCGCTCTTTTGAGCTATGGCCGATTCTCCGACAACATCCTTGCTTTGATCGCCAACTACCAAATAATCGAGTGTTTTAACAGCATTTTTGCGGAAAGTACCGCCCCAATTAAGGACGGATTGGATCGCGTCCTGTCTTAATACATTTAAAACTCCTGTGCATTGGATATATCGTTGACTTGTGCTTGCAACTCTGAAATTTTTTTGTTTAAGACAAGCAGTGCATCGGCATTGTTTTGCTCAGCTTATGCGCATTTTTTTATTTTGAAGGTGTTAATTTTATCCGCACTGATCCGCTAACTTTTAAGGTATCTCCGTCGTCAAACTTCGCATTGCTATACGATGAAACTTCGTCATAGTTTGTATTACTTCCGAAAATTTCGTTGAGATCGCTTTCACCATCGCTTATGATATTGCCCGAGCCAGATATCAGTGCGATATTGTACGTGCCCGCATTGAAATCCTTGCCGCAGGTATAATTCCCGGCGCCAACTGAAAATTCTTTTGGTGCTTTCGCTTCGGCTTCTGCCTTTTCTTTTGCTTCTGCTTCTTTCTTTGCTTCTGCTTCCTTTGTTTTGTAGTCGCCTTTTAATTTTGCTATTTTTTTGTAAGCCTTTGAATCTTTCTTCACTTTTTTAAACGTAACCTCATCACCGCCCATTTTTATGGTAAATTCTTTATCATTCCCATCAATGATTTCATATTTTTTAGACGATACTTCGGAATCGTCATAATAAATTTGCAAATTAGTATCTTGAAGTGCCCAAAAATATTTTCCATGTTTATGGATTGAAAATTCATTATTTGGAATTTTATAAAAATCAACAGTTCCAGCATCGTTATCAAATTCAAAATACCGCGTGCCGCCTGTTGAAATCCATTTTCCATTAATTTCTTTCGGAATGCCGCCTGAAGGTACTGCGGTTTTTCCTCTATAATTTTTCGCCAAAATAGCTATAAAGCAAATCGTTAAAATTATTACAACGCTAATAATTATAATTAATGTTTTTTTATTGTTTTTTGTTTTTTCGCTTGTGGTCTGCACGTTTTTTTCTTGATCACTCATAATAATACCCCTTTCTTTTATAAATTATGCCGTTTTGCCTTTACTTCATCGCCTTTAGATTCTTTTGAATTTTTCCAGAAATTTTTTCACTCTCCTTTTAAATCACCGCACATCGCTTTGAAACGCGATGGCTTTTCCCAAAACGCGAACTTCATTTAATTGTTCACCTTGTAATACGATGTCTGCATACTTCGAATTTTCGGCCTTTAAAATTACTAAATTTTGATCTGGATAATAAGTCATTCTTTTTAGTGTGGCTTCATCATTTATGATGACCGCCGCGATCTCGCCGTTTTCTACTTGAGGCTGCTCTCGAATAAATACGACATCGCCATCTTCAATACGGGCTCCAACCATACTGTCACCTTTTGCTTTTAAACAAAAATCAGCAGCAATATTGGCACCAGCCATCACATAGGAATCACGTTCCTCATTGCAAAAAATAGGTTCGCCGCAAGCGATTTCGCCAAGCAAAGGAAATTTTTTTAATTCTATATGAAATAAGTTATCAAAAGGTTTAGTAGCATCAAAACTCACCAGACGAGTTGTAACATTTGATTTTCCCTTCAAAAAGTCCATATCGACGTTAAAGTAATCAGCGATTGCTTCAAATGTTTCTATATCAGGGGTTCTTCTTCCCTGTTCCCACATACCAACTGCACTGGCAGTGATTTTTTTATCTTTAGTGCTAATTACTTTGGCAAATGATTTCTGAGTAAGTCCTCTTGATTTTCTTAAGGTTTTTAGTCGATCTGAAAAATCAGCCATTTTGTTACCTTCCTGTTCATAAAGGATTCACATATAGAATAACACGAATAGTGTTAGAAGTAAAGAAAAAAAGAACACAAATAGTGTTGACAACGTATGAAAAGATGTTATAATAGAGAAAAAACACATATTGAGTATAAAAGAGGTGATAAAGATGGAAAGAAAATATGGAAAAAAATTAAAAGAACTCCGCGGCGAGAAAAGCAGAGAACGGGTTGCGAGGGATATTGGAATCAGTACCTCAGCGATTCAGATGTACGAAAATGAGGAAAGAGTTCCGAGAGACAATATAAAAATTGCGTTGGCAAAGTATTTCGGAACGACTGTTCAAGAGATTTTTTTTAATTAAGAATCACACAATTTGAGTATTATAGAAGAAAAAAACAAAAAGCAACATCCGGGGAAAGTGCCTGTTCAGAGATGGAGATTCAAATCATCCCGGATGTTGCGAGAATACTTTGTCATTCAGAGGGCGAAGTTTGATCAAAAATGCCACACAGTCGTTCGAAGATCGCTTCGAACATGTCGGCCGTGCCTTTGCCAGCGACGTCGTTGGCGGGGGCGGTTGATGAATTGAGTTTGGCAATGGTCATTTCTTTGGCCATTTTGAAGCAAAGCATTTTGTCAGAATATTTCATGTGTTTGGCTCCTTTCTATGAACTTGGCGCA